ATGGTTGGTAATCCGCTTGAGTACCTGCCCGGCTGGTCGGTCACCTGTGGCGGGCAGTTAACACGACTTGGTGGGTTTTCTACGTGGCGTGAGGCGATGGACTACGCAGACCGCCAGGCCCGCACTGTGGAGGTTACGGTTCCGGGTGACCCTTGTGTCCGGTTACCTGATGGGATCAGGCTAAGACACTCGAATATTGGCTGGTACGTTGATTGCTACGGATACTTCATTGTCGTTCCTGACAACGAGCTTAAGTCCCTTGCCCTCGCCCTGTTATCAGCTCATTACAGGCAGTATCTGTGAACACGAATGTGGTGCTGCCTTACAGACTGGCGGAAAAACGACGGCAACGAAATGCAAAAGACATCTTTGACCGTGAAACCGTCCAGCTCGAAGAGCAGCTGAGGGAAAAGAAATGCTGCGAAATGGTAGAAACCGGCAGCAACCCTTACGACGATGTGCACCTGTGCCTGAGGAAGAAGGGGCATAAGGGCTATCACATGGATAAAGAAACCGGTTTTCAATGGAAATGGGAGGAAGAATGAATAATCTTGAGCGTGCAAAGCGACTTCTGGGTTGCTGGGTGGATCATTTCGGCGGGTTGGAGAGTTTCGTCGATGAGCACGGCGGTAGCCTAGACGGCCTCGCAGAAGCCCTAAAAGACGCGGGGCTGCTCATGCCTGATTTACCGGAGCTGGATAGCGAGGGGGGATGGGCAGAAGGCTGGGCCAGCGTGGAGATAGATAGTGAAGGTTTCATCTATATGGATATACCTCCCCGTCCGCATCACCCAGAGCGTGCCCGCAGAATCGCTTACGGCATTCTCGCAGCAGCCGATGAAGCAGAGAGGGGAGTCAAATGACCTTGCTTGCTGATATGACCCCAGAACAACTCGATGCTTCACGCGGCATGTGGGTGGAATCAAACACCGGGACGCTCGGCATCATCCGCAAAACGCTGTATTCCGTGAAACGCCGCAGTTCTTTGGTGCAGGTGTTATGGCCGGCGTTCGATAATGCTGGGGGTGGGCACACGCACTTTACCCCGCTCGACATACTCACCCTACGGGATGATCTACCCCGCGCATGGGGCGCAGACGGAAAGCCTGTGGAATGACCAACCCTGACACCGCCGTACGCATCATCGAAAACTAGCACGCTAGACAAGTAAGCCCCTGACCGCCACGTCGGGGGCTTACCCTTATCATCTCACCACCTCATGGAGCGCAATCATGATACAAGCCCCCTCATGGGTTCTCCCACACCTCCTCTGCTACGGACTATCCCACACCCGAACAAACCTCAGCAGGATCATCAACCTGATCAAAGAGTCATGGTGCGTGATCCCACGAAACACCCAGCTTGACATCATTGCGATCATCGAGAATGAACTCCGCATCTACAACACCAACGGGGGTTTAGCGTTCCTCCCAGCTGTGGACTTTCCCGAGCTTGTGGAGTTGCGGGAGTGGATCTCAACGCAAAACACATAGTGTAAAATCGTTTTTACACGAGCAGTAAAGGAACACACATGATCAACGTCTACACCACCCGCCGCACCCACGAAATGCAAGCAGAAAACCTCACCGACCTCACCGAAAAACTAGGCATCACCAAGGCCGACCCCACACCCGATGAGATCATCGAGGCAGTCGCCGAGCAATGGGGGGTGCGTCCCCTCACCATCCGAATCACAGGACTGGACGACCACCCTAAAGTGCAGAAACTCGTCGCGTTGGAAGCACAGATCAACAGCCTGCTGGAACGAGTGAACGATCTGCGTGATGAGCGTGACCTCCTCATCCACGATGTTGTGACCTCCCGCATCCTGTCCCAGTCTGAGGTGGGGGAGAAGCTGGGGCAATCCCGTCAGCGGATCCGCTACTCTTTGAATCGTGCCGCCGCGCTGTAGTGGCACGATTTCCCTCATTTGCCCCACGCTAGGAGTCATTAGTCATGAAGCGTTTAGCCGCTGTCGCCGGTGCTGTCGCTATCCTCACCGCCACTGCATGCGGAAACGGAAGTTCTAATAAAGCGGATGCGCCATCTGTACCCGCCTACCGCACGAATGAAAACGTTGCAGCACCATCCGGCTCGGATCTGCACGAGTGCAAAACGAGGATGGTCAACACCAAAGACGGCGACGTGGGGCTAAAAAACGTCTCATTCAGAGACGGTGGTATCGATTTTTATTTCACCCCAGAAATGTCGGCCTACGAATCCTACAACCTAAAAGCAATGTTCGATCACGGCGTGGTCTATGCAACTATCCCTAGCGCATCGGTAGCTGAGGTTAAATACGAGCTTTACGACGGTACTGGGGTGCACAATGTCGATGCGCATATAGACACTTCGCTGCACTCGGCAAGAATTATTCTTCCTAATGATCTGCGGCTTAAATTTGGGTTCCCAAAGGTGCTTAGCGCCGCAATCAACGGATCGCATGCCGGAACGTGTGAGGTCGAGAAATAGGCAAGCTCGGTCATCGCAGCCGCATACCTTGGAAGTATTCTAGGTATGCGGCTTTAACATAGCCATACTGACCGCAGCGGGTGGAGGGTACGTTCCGTGCCATGTCAGAGAAAATACACCCACTCGGAACACCACAAACTCTGCCGCTGAAAAGCATCAAACCACACGGGAAAAACCCCCGAAAAATCACCAACAAAGCGGTGGAAATAACCGCAAAAAGCATCAAAAGATTCGGATGGCAGCAACCCCTCATCGTTGATAAAAACCACATAATCATAGCCGGGCACACCAGATATCAAGCAGCGCAATATCTACAGCTCACCTCAGTGCCAGTGATCGTCGCAGACAACCTAACCGAATCAGAAGCAGACGCATTCAGAATCGCCGACAACCGCACAAGCGACTACACAACGTGGGACTTCACCGAACTCGTCGATCAACTAGAAGACCTCGCAGACGACTTCTCAGATGAACTCGGATTAGCTGACTGGCAAGGAATCCTCAACCAATTCGACGAAATCAACGCAGAGACAGGGGAACTGGAAGACATTGCTGACCTATCGCTGAACGAAACCACAGACGACATGCTCAAAATGAGCCACGCGCTGACCGTCGTGTGCAGAACTGAAGAAGATAAGAAAGAGATCGAAAAGCTGCTCATTGAGAGAGAAGAGGTCATCGATGTTCGTTACAAGCGATGAGCAAAGATCAGGCCTCCTCGTTGCCGTGATCACAGGTGGGAGACCAGAACTAAAACAGCGCCCCACACGGAAACTAATTGAAAACCTCAAAGAAGCAGGCGTAGCAGATGTGGTGTGGGTCGTGTCCGAAAAAGACGCACCCGGGTACGAACATGATGACAATGACCTGTGCGTTTACCCCATGGACTGGGCGGAAAAGTACGCATCGGAGCATTGGATGCAACCAACCCCCTACGAACCCGGAACATTCTTCGGTGCATTCGTGGGACGAGAATGGGCATGCTTAGAAGCAGAACGCCGCGGCTGCTGGGGTGTGCTCCAACTCGACGACAACATCAGCTCCGTCATGCTCGCTAATAACACAAAAACAGGACTGTCGATAGCAAAAGAGCAAGGGTTAATGGCCGCAGTGATGGACAGCCTCGCCGCCGTAGCATTATCCACCAACGGGCACATGGTAGGAGCACAGCTAGCGTCAATCGGGAAGATTGACAAAAAGCTCTCACGCACAGGCTTCCCATATTCATGCTTCATTGAAAAAGTGGGGGACAGGCGCGAACATTGGTACGGCCCATTCGAGGATGATATTACGCACGCATTCCAATACGGCAAACGTGCCGACAACACAACCGCGATAATCGTCACCGTATGGAAGTACATGAAGGAATTCAAATCAAAATCCGGCATGCGCAACAACTACAACAACGAGCGAGCCGTTCAACTTCAAAGAATCTTCCCAGAATCAGCCTCCCTCATCATCCAAAGAACATCATCCAACGGAGTCGGGGGAAACAAAGGAGCACGCAGGGTGTTTCATAAGATGAGCCAAGGGGCAATCAGAAACCCACACACGGTATTAGACCGTGACCTTTACCTGCGCTTTAAAAACCACATTCATCATCTCATGGATGAATACGTGCAAAAGATGGGGGAGGACAACAAGGAGAAGTGCCGAAACAGAATTCGGTGACTGACCGCACACTATCGCCTATACGTTCATGGTTCATGACCTCCACCATGAATATCGGCCGACACGCCCAATACGCTCTCACTGAGCTCAACCGCTTCCACAAAAACGCACGCAGAGGAGACGTGGAAGCGATCATGGGGAGCATCGTAGCCAACGGGGTCTACCGGCCCATCTACGTCAATCGTGGCACCTACACCGGCCGCCCACTAGAGGTACTAGCAGGCAACCACACCCTAGAAGCCATGCGGAGACTCGCGGAACAAAACCCCGAGGATCCACGATGGCAAACCGTAGACGTGTGGGAAGTCGATGTAGACGATCAGCGCGCCACAAAGATCGTCCTAGCAGATAACCGCACCGCAGAACTCGGTGACTACGACACAGATGCGCTCGTAGCGCTCCTCGAAACCGTAGACGATGACCTCGACGGAACAGGGTATGACTACGACGACCTATCCGAGCTCCTCGAAACTACCGATGGCACCCTCCCAGGCGATGAGGGCAACATCGACGACGGCACAGACACTAGTGACGACGACGATGACAGTGGGCAGGCCGCAACACTCTCCGAACGCTTCGGAGTCCCACCAGTCACCGTCATCAACACCCGATCAGGTGAATGGCAAGGACGCAAGCGAGCATGGACAGCAAAAGGCATCGCATCATTCGAAGGGCGACGCGACAAAATGATCTACACGCACGGGGCGAACCTCTACTCCAACTGGTTCGACATCAAAAGCAAAGCGCGCAAAACACACCCTGATATCACCGACAAAGAAATCGCCGAAAACTACCAAGACCAGCTGAAGCCATTTACTAACGGCAGTGGCACCAGCACCTTCGACCCCGTACTAGCAGAACTCCTCCTAGCGTGGTTCAGTAAACGCGACGACAGGGTACTCGACCCGTGGGCCGGTGGTAGCGTCCGTGGCATCGTATCCGCAGCAGTAGGCCGCCAATACGTTGGGCACGAGCTACGCCCAGAGCAGGTAGAAGAAAACACCAACCAATGGGGAACATACGACCAGACTGAATGTGCCCACCCACCACAGTGGATCACAGGTGACAGTAGAGACACCATGCGACACCACCCAGCGGGAGCATTCGACATGATCATCGGCTGCCCACCCTACTATGACCTAGAAACCTACTCCGACGACCCCAGCGACCTATCGACACTCACCACCGAAGAATTCGACGAGGCCATGGCAAACACCCTCCGCATAGCCGACAAGGCACTCGCCAACGACCGCTTCGCAGCATTCGTCATCGGCCCAGTCAGAGACAAACACGGGGCACTACGCGACATGAAGCGATGCATGATCAACGCCGCCCCCACAGGCTGGTCGTACGTCAACGACATGGTACTGGTCAACCCCATGGGGACAGCGCAACTCCGAGCAGCACGATCCTTCACATCCACCCGCACACTCACACGAGTCCACCAAGACATCGTGATCTTCGCCAAAGGTGATCGTAAGCGCGCAGCAGAGAGACTAGGGGACGTGGAACTCGTCAACTTCGACACCCTAGACGAAGAGGAGTAACACACCGACCGCAGGGTGTGAGCTGGGATGATCGTCTCATCATGGACGGAAAACTAGAATCACACCCCACCCAGCAGCTCCGCTACTACCACCGCAACCCCCGCAAAGGTGACGTAGATGTCATCACAGACTCCATCATCCAAAACGGGGTTTACAAACCCCTAGTGGTCAACCGTGGCACGCACACAGGGCGCCCCATGGAAGTAGCATGCGGAAACCACACCCTCAAAGCGCTGCAACAACTGGGCACACCCACCGCCGACTGCTGGGTCATCGACGTGACCGAAGAACAACTCGCACGCATCGTCACCGTAGACAACCGAGCATCAGACCTCGCCACCTACAACGACGAAACCCTCCTCGACATCCTTCAAGACCTACCCGACCTCACAGGCACCGGATACACCGACCAAGACCTAGCAGACCTCATCGCCAGCATGAAAGAGGAAGAACTCGCGCCAGAGGAACACAGCCCCGACCCATACGAAGACTTCATCACCATCCGCATGCAACTCCCACCCCACTTAGCACAGCAATGGCTCGCCCTATCCAATGGATTCGATAGCCCAGAGGAAGCCCTCGAATACCTCCTCGACAACCGGGTGGCGGGACACTGACTACCCACGGATAAGGGGTGGAACACAGCTGCCCCCTGAACCACTGCTCAAAAACCAAAATGGAGACAAAAATATGTCCAAACGTGGAATGACTGCCGAGCGTGCGAAGCGAGCCCAACAGGTCGTGCAACTGCACGAGGATGGTGCCACCTTTGATGTCATCGCGAAGCACCTTGGGATATCCCAGACACGTGCGAGGGATGACTACAACCGTGCCATGCAGGAAGCGATCCCCGACGTGGCGCAGAATGTTTTTAGGAAGGTTGACCGCCGCCTCAACAAACTCCACCTCGTGTACTGGAAACGGGCCCGTGAAGGTGACCTGAAAGCGGCACGCCTGTGCCTCGACATCAACAAACAACTGTCCGACCTATGGGGCCTACAGGGATCCGTGAAACTCGATGTCAACGTGACCTCCGGCCAGGAGTTTGCAGACCTCATGGCCGCGATCCGTGACACCCAGACCGGCGAGGATGATGGGATCGAGGATGGGGTTTAGACTCTCCCCGGGGCAGATTGAGGCGATCAAGGAGTCCACACACTCACTGAATATTTGGTACGGGTCAGTGTCGTCTGGGAAAACGTTCGGGTGGCTCATGATGATGCTCGGTGAGATCAAAACCGCGGGGCCGAATGGTTCCATCGTAATCATGGGGAAAACACTGGATTCCGTGTATCAGAACATCTTTGAGCCGCTGATGACCAGCCCGATCTTTGCCTCCGCCGCCCCATACATTTTCTACCGCAGGAGGCAGCCCAGTGCGAAGATCTTTGGGCGTGAGGTCACCGTCATCGGTGTCAACGACGTGGGTGCTGAGGGACGTATCCGTGGTGGCACCTACCAGCTGGTTTTTTATGATGAGCTAACACTGTGCCCCGAGCCGGTGTGGGAGATGATTTGGTCACGTATGCGCGCTGTGGGGAATCCGCTACCACCGAGGGTGTTTGCGACGACGAACCCCGCCACACCGACGCATTATCTCAAGACCGACTTTATCGACCGTGCTGAAGAGACCGACACATATTCACGGCTTTTCACGATGGATGATAACCCTGGGCTACCACCTGAGTACCGTGCACGTATGCGAGCCTCCTACTCTGGGGTTTTCTACCGGCGGATGATCCTGGGGGAGTGGGCTGTCGCCGAGGGTGCGATCTATGAGGCGTGGGATCAGGAAACAATGGTGGAGGATACGCATGTGGAGCATATTCTTGCTGTGGGTATCGACTATGGCACCAATCACCCAACTGCCGGTTACGCGGTGGGCATGGATCAAAAAGGAAGACTGTGCGTGCACCGTGAGTGGTCACCGAACACCACAGGTGGGACACGTCGCAGGCTCACTGACTCCCAGCTAGCGGACAGCCTCGAAGAATGGTTGAAAACGCTCCCCACGCGGCCAAGGTTCATTTACTGCGATCCCGCCGCAGCATCATTTCGTGAGGAACTGAAGCAACGCAGGATCACCAACCACGCTGCCGATAACCACGTCCTTGATGGTATCCGCACCGTCGATAGCCTCCTCACCGCAGGGAAACTCATTATCGACACCAGCTGTAAAAAGCTCATTGAAGAGATCGTAGGCTACCGGTGGGACACCAAAGCGTCGAACCGGGGGAAAGACGCACCGATCAAAGAAAACGATGACCACTGTGATGCTTTGCGCTATTCAGTGTTTTCTCCACGCCACCTATGGCGCAAGCAGATCGCACTGGGGTAATCAGACCGCTCGTAAAGTCGTTTTTTCAAACAAGGTGTTTGTGCTGGTAAAACCCACTGACCGCCACCAAAAAAATGCAACACTCCCCACCAGAACACCATCACAAAACGGGAGAAAAATATGGGAATGCCAGCACCAAAAACCACATGGCCACCACAACACCTCGGAAAAGCTTTCGATCAGATCAGGCACGATCACGCCCTACTCATCGGTGATGTCAACCTGATCAACGAGCACACCGCAGCGGATCGCCCTACACCGAATAACGCACCGGTGAGCACTAACTGGCAGCTCAACGGTGGTATTGGTGGCAGTCTTGCCCGCGCTATCTACGGGAAGCCACACCGTACACGTGGGAACACCACGATCCAACGGCACCTGCCTTTCCCTGCCCGTATCGCAGCTGTTAGCGCGGGGCTGATGGTGGGTGAACCACCACGCATCACAGTGCACCCTGATGATGAGAACAACACGGTTTTAGTGAATGCGTTAGATCACGCCACTAGTAGTGACCGGTTCGCCGCTGATCTTTATCAGGCGGCAGTGCGCTCATCCGGGCTCGGCTGGGTACTCGCACGCATCGTGTGGGACACCACCGTAGACGAGCACCCATGGATCGAATGGGTAGACCCAGATCAGGCAGTGATCACATGGTCACAGGGCCGCCCCACGGAGATAATCTTCTGGGATCGCCTCACAGACCTTGAAGGTGATAAGCATGTGTGGCGGCTCCTGCAACTCCACAAGGCGGGGCGTGTGGAGTACGCCCTATACGCTGGTGAGGCCGAGAATATTGGGCACCAGCGCCCATATGTGGATCACCCCGATGCCGCCTACCTCGCCGACGTTGTGGACGCAGAGCAAGGCATCGACACTGGCACCCCATATCTCACCGCGTGTGTTCTACCGAATCGTGAGGGTGTGCATCAGTGGCGGCACTATCCACAGCTGAAGAACCTCGGTATGTCGGACATCTCGGCAGCAGGTGGGCTTTTCGCTGATCTGGACAAGATCTGGACTGATTTTATGAACGAGGTGGACTCCGCTAAATCAAAGCTGCTGATCTCCGAAGAGCTGATGGATGTTGGGGCACCAGGTAGCGGCCTATCGTTCGAATTTGACCGCACCATCTTCCCAGTGGCGCAGGGCGGTAGTGCGGATGCGAAGCCCACGCTGGAACAGGTTCAGTTCAAGATGCGTGTGCAGGAATATGTGATCGCGTTGGAGAAAACACAGCGGCAGATCATGGATGCGGTTGGAATCTCCCCATTGACTCTTGGTGATGATTCCGGTGTGTCTGGTGCGATGACCGCGACGGAGGTGAAAGCAAAATCTAAGTCCACTCTGGATACGTGGCGGATTAAGGCGCGTATGTGGCGTGCCGCACTGTCAGAATTAATGACCGCCTACCTGTGGATTGAGGCGGGTATCCATCGTGTGCAGGGGCCAGCAAGGCCCGTGAATGTGGCGATGCGTGAACCAGTGCAGGAAACCGAGTTGGATCGGTCGAATGCGGTGCAGACCCTCCGTGATTCACAGGTCATGTCCATTGAGACGGCTATCGAGCGCCTACACCCCGAGTGGACACCACAGGAGAAAGAATTGGAGGTGCAGCGGATCAAAGCGGAGAATGCCGCTGTGGATCCGTTCGCGCTGGGTGCTGACATGATGCCATCAAACGCGGGTGATCTGTCACAGTGACGAATCCCCTTGGGGTTATCACACCCCAGTACAAGCGTGATTTACGATCCCTGATCCGTGCCTACCGTGACGCAGAAGCCGACATCATCGCTCTGATCCGTGACGCGCTGATCGCTGGGGCGTGGGGTACCGCATCCCACTACCATGCGCAGCAGCAGGAAATCACCCGCATCACACGGGAACTAGAGCGGATACTCAGTGTGCCTCGGTCGATGATTGGCCCGGTGGTGGAAGCTGAGGTCACCCGCAGCTGGGATCAGGGGTGGCGTGCTGGTGGCACGGTGTTTGCCCCTGTGGTGGATCAGGCCGCGGTGGTGGCGCTGATGGTGGAAACCAAGACAGCTTTACGCCAGCAGCACATACAGGTTTTGCGCTCTACGGTTGATGAGTATCGGAGGATCGTGCAGCGTGTCACCACATCCGCTGTCACCACCGGCGCGAATCACCGCACCGTTATGCAGGACGCGCTACGCCGCTTCGCTGACAAAGGAATCACAACGATGGTCGATGCTGGTGGCCGCCGGTGGCGTATCGACACCTATGCGGACATGGCGATCCGCTCAGCCCGACATAACGCTGCCACCGAGGGGAAAATCAGATCATTCATCCAGCACGGGCATGAACTCGTGCGCATCAGCTCCCACCCCGCATCCTCACCACAGTGTGCCCCATATCAAGGGAAAATACTGGCACTGACTGGCCCGGCTGGGCCACGGATGATCGTCGGCCCCGATGGGGACATGGAGACGGTGAACGTTACTGCGACATGGGCAGAAGCTAAAGCACACGGCTACAAACACCCGAATTGCAAACACACCGAAACCGCGTATTTGTCGGGGAAGAATCCGCCCCCAGTGGCAGAATCCACACCCGAGCAATACGAGGCACTGCAACGGCAGCGCGAGATTGAAAGGAACATCCGCCGGTGGAAACGCCGCCAACTCGCAGCTGTCACCCCAGCAGAGCAAGCAAAGACTAAGGCGATGGTGAGCAAGTGGCAGGCCGCTCAGCGTGAACACGTTAGCGCACATGAGTTCCTGACCCGCCAGTACGACCGTGAACGCACATAACTGACCGCACGGGGATATGGGGGATCCTATGTGCTGTGAGCGGGCAGGCCCCGTGAAACATCACCGATCAGAGCAAAGGAACACATATGGGCGACGTGCGACCCTCAGCAGAACCAGCCGAAAACACCCCAGTAGATGCCACCACCGATAGCGCAGAAGTAGTGCAGGGCACTACCGAAGCGCAACCAGCCGCCGGTGTTGCCGTCACTGAGGAGGATGATCGCATCAAGCGCGCCAATGCAGAAGCCGCAGAACGTCGCATCCAGCTCAAAAACGCCAAAGCGGAGCTGATAGAACGCGACAAGCAGCTTGAAGAACAGGCAAAACAGCTTGAGGAAATCCGCCAAGGCATGGCACGCGTCCTCGGCCAAGAATCTGGTGGGGAGCTGACCCCAGAAGAGCAGATTAAGCAGATCACCGAGCAGCGAGACGCAGCACAACGTGAACTGCAAGCTTTTCAAGTGGAGCGCGCCATTATGGGTGGCACCCCAAAGGGTGTTGATCCGAATCTGATCACCACTCTGATCAAAGGCAGTGGCCAGTGGGAGAAACTGAACCCGATCAGTGAAACCTTCGCGCAGGATGTGGAGGCGATCATCACTGCGACGGTTGAAGCTTATCCGGCGCTGCAACCGAGGAATTTTGCGCCATCGAGCGGGCAGGCCCCGAAAGAGAACGCGGCGGAGGCCTCGAAGAACAACACCTTGTCTCGTGCTGATGTGGCACGCCTCGCAGCTGCGGGGGATTGGGAGGCCATCAATAAGGCCTCGGCAGCGGGCAAGATCAACCTAAATTCCTAAGGAGAAAAAGTAATGGGTATCACCACCACTAGCGCTGACGCATTCATCCCCGAGATCTGGCAGGCGGCTCTCCAGGAGCCATATGCAAAGACCACCCGCTTCGCACAATCCAGCATCGTTGCGCGTCAGGAGATCCAAGCAGGGAAACTCCTCGCCAAGGGCGATACGCTGCACATCACTTCTATCGGTGACATCACCGTCAACGAATATGATGCTAACGCCGATCTAGATGTCGAGGATCTGACTTTCACCGGCTCTGAGATGAAGATCGACAAGGGTGATTACTTCAACTTCCGTGTTGAGGATGTCACTGCGGTGCAGGCAGCAGGCCCAATCAAGGATCCTGCGATGCGTGCAGCCGCTGCGAAGCTCGCAGCGAAGACCGACAAGTACATCGCTGGCCTGCTCAAGGCTGAGGCCAAGCACAAGATCGGCAGCATCAGCATCGCGGAAACTTCCCGCTCTATCGGCATTAATCAGATCACTGCTTTCGAGGCGCTGATCAAGCTGGATGCGAAGCTGTCCTCTGCTGATGCACCACGTGAAGGCCGCGTCGCGTTTGTCGGCCCAAGCTTCTACGCGGCACTGCTCACCGATGAGCGCTTCACCACCGTGAATGCTTCCGGCACTTCCGATGGCCTCCGTAACGGCATGGTGGGTCGTGCTATGGGCTTTGACATCATCGTCACCAACAGCATCGAAAAGACCGCTAACCGTGAGATCATCACCGCTGTTGTTCCAGGAGCTCTGGTGTTCGTCAACCAGTTCAACAAGATCGAGGCTATGCGTTCCGAGAAGCGTTTCGCTGATCTTATCCGTGGACTCAACGTTTACGGCGGCAAGGTCATTCGCCCTGAGGGTGTAGCAACCCTTGAGGCTGATGTCAAGACCGTCCCCCCAGTGGCTTCTGAGACCCTCTAATTGCAGCCCGCTTATGAATGGCCTCACACCATGCACCGCGTATGGGTGGGGCCATTCGTGCAAGATGAAAGAAAAGATCATGATTGAATTTGCTTCCCTCCGCGATGTGCAGAATGGTGTTCCTGCGGAGCTTTGGCCTGATGATGGTGATGAAACGTTAAAGCGGCTGTTGCGCATCGCTACGAGCCGGGTGCGGCATGCTACACGCCGCGCCATGTACGCTGTCACCCCCAATGGCCTGCCTGCTGATGATGATCTGCGTGATGCTCTCCGTGATGCCACCGTGGCTCAGGTGTATGCGTTTCTGGAGTGGGGTCTCGCTGAGGCTGTTATCACCGGTGGTATGGGGGTGGAGGCTGCGGTGAGCACCGCATCCATCAATGGGGCAAGCGTGACACTGGACGAGTCGGCGATGTTGGATGGGCGAAAACACCTACTGGATGGCGGCTTATCCGAAATGGCCGAAACCTATTTGGAGGAGGCTGGGCTACTGCACGGCCTGCCGGGAGTGATCTACGGATGAACCAAGCCCAATCCGCTATAGAGCGAATCTTTTTTATCCACCCCGTTACTGTGCATGGGGTGGGTGGGCGCACAGCAACAGGCAGGAAACCGGGTGAGGATCGTGTCATCAAGGCCTCGATCAATGCTGAGAACCGTGTGGTGGTCATGCCAGTGCCTGACGGCACGGAGGTAGTGTGTGCCGCGACGATCTGTTGGTCAACACGTGCTGGTGTTCCTAGCCTCGCTGAGAAGATCACCCTACCCGAGGAGTTCGGGCTCAAAGGGGAGCGGCGTATTCTCTCCGCACAAATGTGTGTTGGCACAGGTCAAACACCTAACCATGTGAAGGTGGTGATCGAATGAGTGTCGGTTTTTTACAGGCTTCGCAGCTGATCGTGAAGGCTGTGGATCGTGGTGTGATGGATGCGGCGGAGCTACTGCGAGATCATGCTGTGCAGCTCACACCCATCTTGCAGGGTGACCTCCGTGCCGCTATGACAGTTTCCGAGGGGGCAGTGGATCACTCCGCAATGGTGGGTAATAATCTCGTGTATGCCGCACGTCAGCATGAGGAAACCAGCTGGTCACACCCACGCGGTGGGCAAGCGAAATACCTTGAGGATACTGCTGAGCAGAAGCAAACACAGATAGCTGACACTATCGCCCGTGCCGTGAGGAGCCAGCTATGACACCCACGCTCTATGACCACGGTGATCTCTGCCTGCATATTGCGGAATTCCTGCACTATCAGGGCATCTGCCAAGACCCTAATGAGGTGCAGGCGGATGCGGGGGAGGTGGGTGTTTTCATCGACATGATGGAGGACACACCGACATCAGCGCTGGGGCTGACGGTCACCTCCGCGGATTACGACACGGATGATGCTAACCCACGCTTCGCGGTCGCGATCTCACACCGCGCCAATGATTTCGAGGGGCTGGCCCACCTCACGCAGGCAGTTTTCAGCGCGCTACATGATCACATCCGCTACCGCCTGACCGCAGGGAAGTCTGTCCTATTATCACGGCGGACGCTGCGGGGAGCCGTAGCATTCGACCAGAACAACCGGCTAAGACGAACAGATATTTATCAGTTTCGTCTGCTGGTTCCAGAAACCTAGCTAGGAGAAAAAATGAGTAGCAAGGCTGTAGTCGCGAAGGCCCCCGGCTCGTGTGAACTGAATAAGATGCTCAACCGCGAGTGGGCAATCCAAATCAAGCGCCCCGGAGACGGCCCCGAGGAATGGCTGTTCGTTCGTGGCATGAACTCCGTGTCCGTCAACATGGAAACCAGCACCGTGGACGCGTCTGATATCGACTCTGATGGTTGGGAGTCTGTAGAAAAGACTTCCCGCAAGCTCATCATCGAACTGAAGGGCGCATTCGCTCGTGTTGGCAAAGCGCCTTCTCTGGAGCCATCCCAGAAGCTTCTGCGTGACACGGGTAAGGCACTCGGTTTTGAAGGCAAGCTCGATGTGCGTGTCTGGCGCACCGATGGTGACGATGAGGCGTATGAGTTGACAGCTACCAACGAGTTCTCCACTGAATCCGGTGATGCGAACGCGTTGCGGAATTTCTCTGCGAAGCTGCAATCCTCGTGTGCTCCACGTGAGATCAAGCCAGTCCTCAAGGGTGCTGAGAAGAAGGAATCCGTGTACGTGGATGCGGCTGGTGATGAGGACGAAGACGCTGAGGAAGTTCAGACTGTTCCGTCGCAGAAGATCACTGTACCGAAAGAAGCAAACGGTGGTACTTTCACCCTGACCGATGGTAAGAGCACCACCGCTGCGCTCGGCTACAATGCTGGCGCTAGCGAAGTGCAAGCGGAGATCCGAAAGCTGAATGGGGCGCTTACTGCCACCGTCACAGGTTCGGCCACGGTTGGCTACACGGTGAAGAACGCACCAAAGTTGACTTCGGTATCCACCGACCTGACCGGTGGTGACGACAACAAGGTCACCATCGCTTAGTACGGGCTCTTAGCAAGCCGGGTGCGGTAAAATTTGGTGAGAAGGCCTCCACATTGTGGGGGCCTTTGGTCTGTCATAGGTGGGGCGACTGACCGCAAACAAGCTGGTGGGATAGTGTGACCTGACATAAAAACAGCCAACCAGTAAAGGAACACGAACCGTGGCTAACCTAGGTGAACTCTATGATTTCCTCACCCCCGAGGACATCTCCCTGACCATCAATGGTGTCGAGTACAAGATCGAACCATCCGCTGATGTTGTCCTCCGATTCATCGCCGACTACAACGATTTGGAATCATTCGACGATAAGACCATCGCCAAGATCAGTGCCCCGCTCGTGGGTGCACAGTGGTCTGAGGCAGACGGTTTCACCGGTGGTCTACCAGAGGAGATGAAGAAAGCTGGCGTGCCCGAGGGCATGATCGCCCGCGTCGTCGTCACCGCCATGCTCTTCTACAAATTCGACGAGGAGACCGCCACCGACTACTACCAGCACGGTGATCTGGGAAAAGCACTCAAGGAGTGGAACCTGCGGATGGAGAAGGCAGTGACGGAAGCATTCGCCGAAACGGCCTGATCTACGACCCCGACCTAGACCTCTGGTACGACCCACGACCGGGGGCGTATGGCCCAGATGATCCCGGTGGTGGCCCATGGGATGAGGAAACGCAGGGCAGGTGGTGGTACTACGCGCCTGCCCCTAAATCCGATGGGTTGACGTGGGAGAAGATCCTCTCCCATTGGGATGATATCGAATGGGCGTTCCAAGAAGTGGGCATTGATTTATCCTCTGGGATCCTGTCTCACCGCAGCTGGCGATGGTTTAAAGTTCGCGTATTAGGGCTGGTGGGGCGGCGGTCGTCGAATCTGGCCTCTGTGCTTGGGCTTGTCGAAACCCCTACCAGCAACGATCAAACAGACGTTCTATGGTAGGGGTTTCTTATGGGTTTGCAGCTCCCTAAGCTCTCGATTGAGATCGAGGCGAAAACCGCCGGTTTTGAATCGCAGATGGCGAAAGCTGATGCGACTGCTAAGCGGGTTAAGCAGTCGCTGGATGATGTTAGTAAAAGCAAGGTCACGGTCAAGGCGGATGATCGTGACCTTACGAAGGTGGAAAAATCCAGCAAGCAGGTAAAAGCTGCGCTGGAGGGGGTGTCACGCACTAAGGTCACCGTGGGGGTGGACGGTGACGGCAAGCTCACCCGTACGAAAAAAGCTGTTGATGATCTGGATTCTGCACTTGACAAAGTGAGGCAGAAGGGCGGTAGCCTGCCGATCAATCCGGCTGTGGGGGAGGGGTTGGAGCAGGCCACGCGGAAGGCTGAGCGTCTAAGCGGCGTGATGGGGTCTGTCAAGGGGGTAGCGGGTTTTGCTGCCGCGTCTGCTGGTATTACTGGTATCGGTGCTGCGTTCTCGAAGACTCTTGGGCTGGGTAATGACTACACCAATGAGATGAATACTCTCACGGCTGTGACGGGCGCGACGGAGAAGCAGCTGGCTGCTGCTTCACAGCGTGCTAAAGAGCTGGGTAATGATGTGTCCCTGCCAGCGACTTCTGCTGGTGATGCTGCTGCTGCGATGACTGAGCTCGCCAAGGGTAGTTTCACGGTTGAGCAGGCGATGGCCGCAGCCAAGGGCACCCTGCAGCTATCTGCTGCCGCCCAGATTGATGCTGCAACGGCTGCCACCATCCAATCACAAGCTTTGCAGGCGTTCGGCAAGGACGCGTCTTTTGCTGCACAGGCCTCGGATATCCTCGCTGGTGCTGCTAACGCCTCCTCTGCTGAGATCACCGGCATCGCGCATGGCCTGCAGCAGTCGGGTACTGTTGCAAACCAGTTCGGTGTTTCGATGGAGGACACTGCGACGACTTTGGCGATGCTTGCTAACGCCGGTATCCAGGGCTCTGATGCTGGTACTTTGATGAAATCAGCGTTGCTGGCTTTGACGGATCAAGGTAAACCTGCTCAGGCTGCGATGAAAGAGCTTGGGCTACAGGTCTATGATGCTAAAGGCAAGTTCGTTGGCATGGAATCCCTCATGGGGCAGCTGAATAAGGCTGCTAAGAGTATGACGGATGAGCAGTATCAAGCTGCGGCGGCCACCCTTTTCGGCTCTGATGCTATGCGTCTCGCTGGTGTCGCAGCCCAGCATGGCTCCGATGACTTCGCTAAGCTCCGTGATGCTGTGACGCGTCAGGGGCAGGCCGCTGATGTCGCGGCGGCTAAAACCCATGGTCTGCCGGGTGCGATCTCGCAGGTGGGTAATGCCCTGGAGGATGTGGGGCTCAAAGCATATGCGTCTATCGAAGGGCCACTGACCTCAGCGCTGGAGAACACAGCATCGGGAATTAATGCTTTCTCAGATCATGCGGGGAGTATTCCGTGGGCTGCATGGGCTGCTGGTGCCGCCCTTTTCGGTGGACACATGTCGGGAACCTTCAAGAAACTGGACGCGGGTACGGGGAAGCTGAAGAGGCTTTCCACGGAGATTCAAGGGATCCGTGCCGCCGCATCACAGACCGGAACGTCTGTGACCGGTCTGGGGGCCACGTTCCAAGCGTTAGGGAAGCACTCTGCCACGATTGAGCGCGCTAACGGGGCGTATATGCGTGGTGCGTCACGTCTGTCTGCGGTGGCTGCTAAGCACCGTGAGGCTGCCAACGCTGCACGCCTGCATTCTCTAGCGGAGCGAGATACTTTCGCTGCGGTTGATCGCATCGGGGCACATGCATCGCATAGTTTCGTCGCTGGTGTGAGCCGGATGGGGGCCGCCGCGTCCGGCGCAGCATTGGGTGGCATGTCCCTGATGAAGTCGGCTGCCGGTGGGCTCATGGGTGCACTGGGTGGCCCGTGGGGGCTGGCGATCATGGCAGGGACCTCTGCTCTCGGATATTTTGCTCAGAAGCATCAGGAAGCTGCGGCTGCTGAGGAGGAGCACAAGGCCAAGGTCGATTCACTCACTGAGTCATTGGAGCGGCAGACCGGTGCGGTCACTGAGAGCACCCGCCAGCAGATGATTGATCGTGCGGAGAAGGACGGCACGCTCAAAGAGGCTGAAACCGCTGGTGTGTCCAAGGGCACCGTCGTGGATGCCATGACTGGTAACGCCGTCGCTATGCAGGAGATTCTCAACAGGGCGAACGCCGTCACAGCATCATTTAAAGACCTTGGTGGTGGCACCGCGGAAGCCCTCAAGGGGTTCGAGGCCATGGGTGTGACATCCCGTGATCTCGCTTCTGCCCTCGCTGGCAATGACGACGCGATCAAGAAGATCGCTAAGGGCGGCCACCTTGCACAGGCTGATTTCGAGGTTCTCAAATCTAAACTTTCTGAGACTGATCTAGCGACGCTGCGATTGGCTGAGTCCACTCGGAAGGCTTCTGGTGATTTGGATTCTGCGACTGAGGCTGCGAAGCGTAAGGCTGCTGCGGATGATGTGGCGCGTCGTGTTCTGAGCCAGACAGCTGATGCAATGGAACTGGTAGGGAAGTCGGTCATTGGCATCACGTCCGAAAAAACGATTTCGGTTAAAGCCGATGCTGTCACGGATGAGACGCGCAAAAAGCTGGAGGAGATCGGCGTTAAGGTTGGGCAGCCGTTCGAGGGTGCAGTCTCGCTGGAGTTCCCCAATGGTGTTGCTATTAGGCAGGCGCTGGAGGAGATCGGCATTAAGGTGCAGGCGCTCCCAGATGGGCGCATAGGTGTCACTGATAACAGTGAAGAAACTATCTCTAACCTGCGTAAACTTGGTTTTGAGACGCGCACCCTGCCGGACGGTCAGGTGGTCATCAAATCCAACACTCCTGAGGAGCAGGAGAAGATGATCAAGCTGGGCATCCTCGTGCGTGATGGTGCCACTGGTCAGGTCACGATCTCGGACAATTTTGATCCGACGCTGGCGAAAATGCGTGAGGTTAAGGCAGCGGATGGTCGCCAAACGTCGGAGACGCACACGATCACGCTCACTGAGCGACGGATCCAATACTGGGAATCACAAGGCCATAGCCGTGATCAGGCTGCACGGATCCAAGGGCCTGTTCCAGTAGTAGGTCTTGCCAAGGGCGGTACGATCCCCGGCTACGCTGGTGGATACCGTCTCCCTGCCACAGGCCCTGGCACCGATGTGGTTGATGGTTTCCTCGGTGTCGATGCCAAAGGCATGCCACTGGCTCGTGTGAACGCCCGTGAATGGGTCATCAACGCGAACCGAAGCGATGAGTTCGACACCACACTGGCGGCGATCAACTCCGGTAGTAGGCAGCAGATTATGCTATCGATGCTGCGTGACCTGCGAGCATTGGAAACCGGTGGGCGTATTGACGGGTCTGCGCGTGTGAAATCGGCACTGTCGGGCATGAATGGCACCCCGTATGTTTATGGTGGGTTCAGTCCTGCTGGAACTGACTGCTCTGGTGGTGTTTCCATGGGTGTCAATGCGTATTTGGGTCTTGATCCACTAGATTCGCGTACCAGCACTACCGGCATGGGGGCGTGGCTTGCCCAGAAGGGCTTTGCGCAGGGGCGTGGCGCTGATGGTGACCTCGTTGTTGGATGGTACGACAACGGTGGTGGTATGAATGGTCACACTGCTATGCAGCTGCCTGATGGCACTTTCATTGAGTCCGGTGGTAACACTGGTGGCGGTCTCACGATTGGTGGGGCTGCTGGCCCACTCGATGGCCGTGGGTTCACTAATTTCATGCATCTCAAGGGCGGCGGGCCTACCGGCGACCTCGGAGGTGGTTCCAGCGGTAGTAGTCGTAGTAGCCGTGGTGGTTCCAGTGGAGGGTACTCACCGATCAGTATCGGCACTGGCGGCATCTCGGTTGGTGCAGCAGCACAGCGCATGGGGCTCAGCGGCTCCATCGGATCCGTTTTTGGCGGGGACGCTGGCGTTCAGCAGCTCGCAGCGATGGGCCGTAACGCTGGCCTCGGTGGGCTGGTGGATTCCGTGCTTGACGCTTCCATCGGAAAGATGGGGCAACTGCTGCTGGTCACTGAGGACACTGTTGCGGCGTTCAACGAACTTGGGCAGGCTCGTCAAGCTGAGGTGGATGCCGTGGAAGGCATTCAGGAGGCTGAGGAGCGTCTAGCAGAGATACGCCGCGATGCAGCCAAGGATGGCGGGGCAGCAGCGGAAAATATCGCCGATAAAGAGCTTGCTCTGGAGAAAGCACGCAAGTCTGGCAAGCCGGATCAGATCGAGAAGGCTGAGCGGGATCTCAAGAAGGCTCTTGAGGATGCCCCAGATAAGGCGGATAAGTATGCGAAGAAGATTGCGGATGCTGAGAAGAAGGTGCGTGAGGCTCGGGCGAAATCCGCGCAGTCTGCCGAGGCCACAGCAGCGGCGGAAGCCAAGTACCGTGCTGAGTTGATCGCCGCACCGTTCAAGATGTTTGAGTCTGTCCTATCCGATGTAGGGGCTGTCTCTAACAGCATTGGTGAGATGTTCACCAAGTTGGCTGATAAGGAGCGCCAGCGCCTAGATCAGGTCAAAGAAGCCCTTGATATTTGGTCTGCGCAGGTGGACGCGCAGAAAGCGCTGCAGGAGGCGACACAATCGACGACGGATGCGCTGCGTGAGCAGACTTCGGATCGGTGGAAGTCGAATCTGGCGGTTGCGGACGCTGAGTGGGAGCTGTCCATGCACCGCAAGCGCTCTGTCATCGAGGTCGCTGAGGCGACGGTGTTTGCCACGAATGCTGATGAGGTGCAGGCCCGTGCTACCCGGCGTACCGCGACGTTGGAGGCACAGGTTTCCTACGAGAAGGCGAAGCGTGATCTGCTGGCGTTTGAGCGTGAGCTCAATCTGGCGAATGCGTCTTCCGAGCTGGAGCACTCCCACAAGATGGCGGAAATCCAGACTTCGCGGCTGGCGTTAGTTTCTGGTGCTCTAGCGGATGTGCAGTCGAAGCTCAATATTGAGAATATGAAAAACCTCGATGCGATGGCGCAGCGTGCACAGGGACTCGGTGGAATCCTCGGTGGGATCGGTGGCATCGGTGGCGCGATAGGCAAGATCGTTGGCGCTGTCGGCATGGCAGCAGTGAACCCTGTTGGTGCACTGGTCATGGGGTTGCAGGCTCTACCCGGGGTGTTCGGTGGTGTCGGTGGCCTCGTCAGTGGAATCGGCGCGATGAAAGCTGCGAAGCGGCGTGAGGAGAGCGGCAAGACCCCGGGGTCTGTCGCTGGGCTCGATTCTGCATCTTTGGAGGCGCTGGAGCTGAAAGAGAAGCAACTACAGATCGACTTCAAGAAAGAGCAGCTGCAGCGGCAGAAAGATACTGCTACGCAGCATGATCTTCTCCGCAAGCTGGTAGATAACGCTGAGGAGAATCTGGAGCTGGCGAAGCGTGACGAGCAACATGCCGATGACCTGAACTCCCTTTTTGAGGATTCCAAAACCACGAATGCGACGGCGTTCTTCCAGCTCGGTGGGTCGGGCTGGGATGGTGGCCGTGCAGCAAAGCAATTCAGTGTCGATGGTGGCGGGTTTGCTGGGATCAAGAATGGCCGCCTCGGTGCGGACTCTTCGCTGCGTGTGGAAGGTTCCCCGATTTCGGATGAGATGCGTAGTGCGATGACGGAGGGGCGTATTACTTCCCCTGCGGTGGCTGGTGCTGCCGCTGCGGTGATGAATGCTCGTGAGTCGTCTGCGATCCGTGTGCGCATGGAAACACTGATTAGTGTGGCGGAGCGGATCGAGGCTGTGGTGGCCTCCACTGACCGCATACGTGCTGGTGAGAGTATCGGGACTGTCTTTAATGGGCCGGTGACTCTCACGAACCCGATCAATGGTGGGTTGGATGAGCGTCGGCTCGCAGCAGCGATGAACACCAGAGGATAATGTATGAGAGTCCCCACACCGGTGATGCGATTGTCTCTAATGACAGCCGATGGGAGAGTCCTTCGGCTGTCCAACCCGTCAGAGCGACGGTGTGAGGGTATTTCTTTGGAAAAAGTGCCCGATGGGATGTGGATTGAGGATCGTAACCACCAGTTTTCCCAGTCTGTGGGGCAGGTGGGTGCCACATGGTGCGGACAGTCGCGGGCGCAAAAACAGTTCGATCTTCCACTGATCATCAAGGGTCGCCGAGTGGATGATCTTATCGATGAGCTTGGTGACATGGTGGGTGATGGTGAGGAGCAGTTCAGTTTGGTTGCCTTGCACCCAACCTTGGGGTGGCATTGGCTGGGTCTGCGGCTGGCTGGCATGTCCGAGGTTAACTATTTGGCTAAGCACCCTTCTAGGGGCGGTGTGGCTAAGGTGAAGCTGCTGGTAGTGGCGGATAAACCTATCTGGCGGAGGCCACAAGATCGGTTCGAGTACACGGCGGCGCAGATCGATGATGGTGTTATCACATTCCCGATTGATGGGACGGAACCGGTGTGGCCTGAGCTTGAGATTCGTGGCTCGTGGTCGTCTTTCAAAATCCGGTTGGATGAGGGGTCACCGTGGCAGGATCTTCCATCTGATCGGAGGGGGTGGAGGATCGGCACTGATCCTAATCGGCGCGTGGTGGAGACTGTTGACGGTGCGACAGCTTTCAAAGGATTGGTGCCCCATTGGCCTATGCCGGTGAGGGGTGAGCGGACGGGGGCTAATCGCCGCAGGGGAAGGATTTTTGTGCAGGTGGAGCGGCCCTCAGATGATTTCCAAATCGTAGTCAAGTTTGCGGCGGAGAGGACACGGGGATGGTAGGCAAGGAGCTTGATACTATCCGTGCCGATATGGTGCGTGAATCATCTCGTGTTGAGGGGTGGATGGTTCCTGACCTGCGGATTTGGGATCAATTCTATGGTACGTGGCGGCCACTGGCACCGGTTGCCTCGGTGGATGTTTCCCACCATGCTGACCTCACTGTGGATACGATGACGATCAAGATGCCAGCCCCGCACCCGCTGGATAAGATGATGCACACAACCCGCGTGAAGGGCCTACCGGTGACGCTACGCCTGAATGGTGTTGATTGGACTGGGCAGATCGAATCAGCGGCACAGAGCAGGGCAGATAGCGGTGTCCAGCAATGGACGGTGACGGTGCTGTCAGATGACAAATTCTTCCACCGTCTACAGGCTAAAAGCCCTGTGACGAGCGCTAACGGTGGTGCCGTCGTTAAAAAGGGCACCGTTGGTGTGGTCATGGACTGGCTTGTGCGGCAGGGGGTTGCCCGCACTGGCCTCCCGGCCTATGTGTGCCGCGATATAGATGGGCGTGATGTTGAGGTCACTGCCCGTACCGAGGATTCAGTCGCTGATCTGCTGTCCACCGTAACGGAGCGTGCCGACACGTTCATTCAGGTACAGATGCTGGCCCCTGACGTGGTGGCTGGGGGGAATATCCCCGGTAATGCTGAGATAGCGCAGTATATGGGGCCTGTGGAGCGTGAATGGTACCAGCGGTTCCGCGAGGAAGGCAGTCTTCCTTATATCGGGACTGATGCCCGCGTGAAAGCTGCCCCTGCGATACTGGAGGACATTTATCAACCCGCATGGTGGTTCGCAGGAACCGGCACCGTGGATCAGGATGGGCGACCCGTCAAAGAGACCACTGGTGTGGCGTGGAATCCGTTTGAAACATCACCAGCGGGATCACCAACCCAACTTTTCTACCCCGATGGTACGACCCGCTCACGCGAAGGCGTTACCCGTGTCGCCCCCAAGGATGTCCTAGAGGGGCGCGCAGAATCCGCTGATCACAGGTGGTTTGGGACGTTTATAACCTACTGGGCTGCCGGACAGTGGGTAAAGCACCTCGACACTGGGCTGTTGCAGGCCGCGGCGGAGGCGGGTCTTGTCGTGCGTGGCGATGGAAAGCGCGTCAAAACCACATCCGACGTGCAAGAATTGGATCGCTACGTCGGTGGTGGTGAGGCTCATGCGTGGCAGCAAGCGGGGGAGTGGGTCATCGCAAACCACGACGACTACTTGACTGAGCTTTCCAAGCGGAAAGTGCAGCCTGAGCAGCCTGTATGGCCCGGTGTGATGATCCGCCTCTTTGGTGAGCGTGATCGCCGCCATGTGGTTTTTTCCACTGCCCCCGGTGGTGGTTTGGAGTCGTGGGAGGCGAAGATTAAAGCGCCTGATGGTGCATCACTCCTCGCTGCTGCGCAGTGGGATTCGTGGATGCATGGGCTCCTTAACTCCGGTCAGCTGTCGAAGCGTGCCTCTGATGGTGTGCAGGCTGGTGCCACGGCTGGGGAGATTACCGCAGGAACATCACAGCTCGGTGCTGGTGTTGCGGACGCTGTGAAGGCTTCTGGTGGTGCTATCGCGGGTGTGAATGCTGCGATTAGTCCACGGGGCACCGTGGATGGCACGGATGTTGCTTTCTCTGCCCTGAATGCCCGTATGGATATGAGTATCACTGGCCCGATGTTTTATCGTGAGCGGTTCCATTCCATTGGATCGGGTGAATGGACAGCTGATGTCGGTGCCACATTTGAGGAGCAGTGGTCACAGATGCAAGGCTCCACCAGCATGGAGCTGCACGTCAACGGCATGGGCACTGCGATCTTCGGGGATGATCAGAAACGCCCCGATGGCACGACCATCTACGGGTGGCGAGAGGGCGACCGCGTGACCTTCATCGACGGGGACACGCAGCTTTCTGAAGTGATCTCAGGGTGGGAGGCCTCATGGTCGGCTGATAAACCGTTCCCTGTGGTCAAACCGCTTTTGGGTAAGCGTACTGACCAGCGCACACCGGTGGATTCACTGGTGGATACGGTGCACAAGATCCAGAAGCTGACGCAAAAAACCTCTATCGCCCCGACTCGTGTACCGTCACGGGTGGATGTTGAGCGGGTGGCGAATGTTGCGGTTGAGCCTGCGATTTCGGAGTTTCAGAGGCAGGCTAATGATGCTCGTGCTGAGGTGCGCTCCGCGGTGGCGGAGTCACGTGCGGCGAATTCGATGGCGCAGTCTGCTATTCGACGTGTCGATAAAGCAGACTTAACCTCGGAGGAAGGGAAACGCCAGGCGATTGAGGCGAACTCTACCGCGAATAAAGCCCAGCAGATTGCTATCGAATCGATGCAAGAATCAAGTGCTGCTAATGCGAACGCATCTGAAGCGAACTCCAACTCGATCAAAGCGCTGGAAGCATCCGCTAAAACTGATCGTGAGCTGATCGCAAAAAATATTCAGTGGAATAATCTTCAAGATCGAAGCCTAAAGGAGCTGCTCGCTCAGCAGGAAGCGCTGAAAAAATACGTTGATCGGTCGAAGCCTTCATCGGTGACTGCATCAACTTATGATCCTGTGTGGGCTGGATCAGCAAAAATCTCATATCCGGCTAAGGACATTGTGCATATTTACTTGAAGGAGGACAAATATCTTCTTGGGGCCTCAATTTTAGCGGTGGCCCGAGTCAATGCGTTGTCGGAATATTCATTTTCTTTTACCGCTGATCTCACGGTGGGTCAGACGAAAAAGGCTACTGTTGGTGATTTTGAGTCTTTCAAGCATGTTTCGGTGACCGTGCACCCGCTCATTGACTTTGCGGCTATTTTGGCGGATGAGCGCAGGATTCAAGGCTTGGACTGACCGCATTGGTGGGGGTGTCATGATCGTCTTCTAGAGCAGATTTTTGCAGGCAGGAGACGATCTTGACAACCGTCATTGACTTCTCTGCTGGAGTGCCACCAGCAGAAGAAATAAAAGCCGCTGGGCATGCAGGCGCAATCGTCTACGCATCCCCAGGGCGTGAGCAGTGGATGCGAGGAAAACAACCCAATAAAGCGTGGGTTGATTCCATGCGCGCTGCTGGTCTTGGGGTCGCATTCGTGTGGCAGTTCCGCAAAGGCGGCAGCATCGATTCCGGTGATGCAGGCCGTGGCCATGCAGGCGGTGTAGACGATGCTCGTAAAGCAGCCGAGTATCTGAAATCGGTTGGCTGTGATGATCACCCAGTCTTTTTTGCCTGTGACTGGGAGGTGACGCTGACTGAATGGAACTCCCGTGTTGTTGAATACTTCAAGGGGGCTATGAGTGTCCTTGGCCGCAAGCGCATGGGCATTTACGGGCATTCCCGTGTCGTCGCGTGGGCGCAGGAGGACAATGTTGTCGCTGAGGTTGAGGCGGGGCGTGTCCTCGGTTGGGTGACTAAATCATGGTCAGGCGGTGAGGATGGCCGCGGCTATGCGGTGGCATATCAGGGAACCCATAATGTGCCCGGCCCTTCAGGGATCGCTGTTGATGTCAACACCATTTATGCATCCCAGTGGGGGCAAGCCCCTGTCGAATACCGCGTGGACTTTAAGCTGGCGGAAGCACCGGTTAAGCATGCTGGCCTGCGTTTTGATCGCCGCATGCTGATGGGCAAAAACTACTCTACGGGTCGTGTCTACAACGGTGTGCAGCACCGGATCAAATTCGTGGCCCGTCACCACGTCGCAGGCCGTGCAGGCCTTGCTAAGGCGGTTGATGGAAAGATCGGATGTTGGGATATCTGGCAGACCCGCGAAGCGTCCGCGCATGCTGTCGCCTACGAAGGTAATGATAGCCGTGGTCTGATCGGCCAGGCGGTGCGGCCAGAAGACACCGCATGGGCCATGGGAGATGCAGTGGCGAACCGTGACGCTTACACCATCGAGCACCAGAACTGCGGTGGTCCCGATGAGGATTGGCCAATCAAAGATGTAGTCATCGTTGCAGGTGCTCGTCATGCTGCGGAAGTACTCGTGCAAGAAAAACTGGGCCCACCAGTTTTCGGCATAAATATCCGTGATCACCGCGAGTTCTATGCGACATCGTGCCCTTACCACCTCGCTAGTGGGGGCAAATATCACGCACGGTGGATGGCCGTATGCCGTGAACACTACGAATTTTTAACTAAGGAAGAGGACCCCATGATCAAATCACTGATTAATCCGGCGAAGGCGTTCGTCCAGTCCACGCTCATTTCTATTGTCGATGCCACATGTTGGCAGATTCTTGTGCTAGCTAAGGCAATTGCAAAAAAGCAGGGATTGGATCCTGACAAGATCATCGCTGACGCTATTACTTCAGATCGAGAGGGTAAATAATCATGGCTAAGACCGATATTCAAACCGCTGTTATTCGTGCGCTGGAGTCGCAGTCATGGTGGCTGCGCCGTAAGGATTCTTTGACTTCTAGTGCTGGTCTTGTATTGCATTTAGCTAATCTGATGGCTGTGCTCGGTGGCTCTAATCCATGGGTGAACGTCGTCGTTGCTATGGTCATCGGTGCAGCGCAGCTCATTATTCACGCTGGTACCCCGGGTGCTATCACACCTTCGATGGAGAAGCGTCTTTCTGATGCGGCCCCAACACCGCCAGTATTTGATCTTGATGCTATGCGTAATCGTCTAGCGAAGCCAGCGGAGTGATTGCGATGCCTATTGAGCATCTACCGCCACGTGCTAGGCCAGCGGCTTTGCGGCTGCGTAGATTCCTGATGACTGATTCCACCGCGCTACTAGTACTGGCTGCGGTGCAAATAGCCGTGGGGGTTTACTACCTGCCCCGCGTACTCGGCGATCCGCTGCAGTGGCAGCGCCCCGCTGAGCAAGTCATGCCTATCACCGCATGGGCGTGGGTACACATCGCGGTCGGCGTGGTGTGCCTTGTAGCGGCGTTCATTGATCGGCTTAAGTTGGCGATCATTGCACTTGCTACTTCTACAGGGCTGAACCTCTCATGGGCTTTTAGCCTGCTAGCGGCATCGATTGAGCATGATCAAGCGGTTTTGTGGCTAGTCGGTGTGCTCATCCTCGCTATGACGGTCTCACTGATGTGGGCCGTGTGGCGAGGTAAGCGCGGCGATATTCCGATCATGGAGGATAAGGGGTGATCTATGAGTGCGCTTGCTGTTGTAATCGGTGCTGTAGGCTCGCTAATCACTGCGATAGGGTCTCTGTGGATTGGCTATGTGAAAACGCGATCTGACGTTCAGGCAGCTAAAGGGTCGCGTATGGATAAGCTAGAAGAGCGTATAGACAAAGTCCAAGCTAATTATGAGAACGAGCGGCGTCTTCGTGAAGAAGAGCGCGACAAGCGCGTTGAGGCTGAAACAACGGTTCACCGGCTGCGGTTGGTGACCATCACGCTGATTGATCATGTGGAGGCGATACAAAAGTGGATGATGGGCGGGGCTAAGCCGCCTGCACCAACGACTCCGGACTTGACCGAAGCAAAAGCCCTTATATAAAGGAAGCTCCCTACCAGGTGTTACACCAGTAGGGAGCTTCTTGCGTTTTAGTAGAGACGGACTTCGCGCTGGTGGAGGTCGATGTCACGGCAGTCTTCGCCGAGGTTTTCTGCGATGGTTTCGCGCATCCGGCGCTGGAGGCCGGGGCGTGCGCCGCCGTCGAATGCTTCGACTTCTTTTCCTGCCAGCAGGTAGCTGTATTCGACGAGGTCTCGGGAGTTTTCCGCTGCGATTGCGGTGTGCCCGTCGACGATGGCCCACCAGTTTCGGGCCCATCCGGTGGATCCCATGGCACGGTTGAAGGTGTTGAAGTCGAATCCGTATTGTGCGAGTTCGGGGGTGATGGTGATGTGTGCAGCTTTCATGGCTTTTTCCTTTCGGGTTTTATCTTCCCACTTACTTCCCACCGTGGTGAGTAGGTGGGAAGTAAGTGGCTGAGGGTTTTGCGTGGTGCTAGATCTTGCGGATTATCGCAAGGGTCATCCCGCAGCGGTCGAATCCTTTTCGGTCGGCGAGAGTGTTGATGTCCATGATTTCAATGTCGTCTTCCGTGACGGCAACTGCGACGGTATCCACTGTTTCGTCGCCCTCTTTGATTGAGTCTGCGGGGACGATGTGCCCGATGTATGCGCCGCTGTCGCGGTCGAAAAGGATTGGTTCAAAGTGTGGGTTGCGGTCGGTGGGCATTTTCCAGAGGGTGCAGCCGTGGTTTCCATCAACGATGACGGGGATGATGGTTTTGGTGTTCATGGTTCTTGCCTTTCTCGTGTTCCTTTTTGCTTACATGCTTTAACTTAAGGCGCCCAACCTTTAAGTGCAAGCGGTTCGTCACTATTGTGATGGTGATTACATTAACTTACGGATCGTGAAAACTCGGCTATCATCACGGACGTGGCCTCCTTCTCCGCGATAGCGGAGGTAGTTCTTGCTAAATTTTCGGTCAAAGAACCAGGTCACACCACAAAATCCCCGCATGCGCGGGGGCAGGGCAAGCCACACACCGGGGCCTGCCCTTTTCCCATGCCAAAGGAACCCCATGCGCCTCTACCACATCATCATTCCCGTGCCTAAAGGGCATTCCACCTCATCGGGCAATCGCCTCGTGATGGGCCTTTTCGGCAAAAAGCAAGGCAAAAGCCTCCGCTCGCAGCTCAAAATCCTCTACCGCCTCGAAGAAGATACCGATAGCTTCCTGATCCAATCACTCTCACCGCCCCGCCTATCCATCCCCGGAATGGGAGTGAAAGAAGTTGACATCACCGCACCGCCAGTAGGAACTGAGGTGGAGTTCCGCTTCACCATCAATCCCGTGCGCAGGCTCACAAACCAAGTCACGGGAAAAATCACCCAAAGGCAATGCTCAGACACCCCGCGATCTGGGGATGAGTTTGATAGCGAAGCGATGGATTTTGCGCGGGAAAAGCTCGCCCAATTCTTCGAAAATATCGAGATTGACTACCGACACAGGCGCCAGATACAGGGGACTATCCTGACCTGGCTTGATACCGTGGAGGGGCTTGCCGTGGTGTCAGACCCCGAAGCGCTACAGCACGCTCTCATTGAAGGGGTGGGGCGGTCGAAATCTTTCGGCAGCGGGCTACTCACCATCGACGTTATCTAGGCTGCCTGGAATACCAGGCCCGGTCGGGGTCTTTCCCCAAAATATCGCCCACGGTGCTATTGCTAAGCCCGGATGCTTCCATGATCCGCGCCCGGGGGGTGTTGGCGCGTGATGCTTGCCAGATCAACCGATCCCTTTCCTGCAAAGCTTTCTCAGATTCGGCCCGCACAGCGGCGATAGCCTCCGCATTTTCCTCAATCTTCTTCAGGATTTCATTCACCTTTTTCCTTCTTTCTTTTCGACCGAATCAGCCGCAGGGCTGCGGTGCTAAACCCGGCTGCGGCGGCGATGTCTTTCTTTTTTCCCCCAGCTGCGACCGCTTCCTCGATCAGCTCGGCCCGCTCTTCCACGAGCTCAGCCTCACGCTCCTTCAATGCTTTGAGCTTCTGCGCTGCTGCCTCGATGCCTTCCAAGGCCTGCATATCCATGTGTTATTTCTCCTTTTTTCCTACAAAACCTACAAACTTCCCACCGTGTTAAGCAGGTGGGAAGCTGTGAGGGGTTAGAGCGTTTCAATGAGTTCCTGGAGTGCTGCGGCTACTTCTTCTGGGGTTTCTGCGGTGATGAAGCGGTGGGTGATTTCTTCTTCATCTTCCCAATCATCTGGGCTGAAGAAGTTTGTGGTGTTCCGCTCGCCTTCGAAGCCGATCTTGAAGTGGTGGGCGATGATGTATCCGTTTGACTCCGCGTCGTCGTAGTCACCCCTGAGGTAGTCTGCGATGTCGGCTTTCACATCGGGGTGGGTGAAATATTCACCGATCTTGGCTAGGTGTTCTTCGGTGAAAACCGGAATGTAGCTCCGGTAGGTGACGCGGGGGAGCCACTGCACGGCACGGCCGGTGTGCAGTTCATAAAGCTTGGTAGCTTCTTCGCGGAGGGTGTTATCGTTGCGGAGGTCATTGGCGATCTGCTGCAAAGCCCAGATTGGGAGGCCGATGACCTGACTGTGATGCCCGAGGGCGGCGCGGTCTTGCTCGAAGCGGGGAAGGGCTTTCAAGGCCTCCGCCTCGGTGCGGAACCAGTTGCTGTCGAAGCCGCTGCAGCGGGCTGGGAGGTTTCCGTTCCCATCGGTGATGTGGTGGTTCTCGTAACGGTAGGTCATTTTCTCGCCTTTCTCGTGTTCCTTTTTGCTTACATGCTTTAACTTAAGGCGCCCAACCTTTAAGTGCAAGCGGTTTGTCACTATTGTGATGGTGATTACATTAACTTACGGATCGTGAAAACCTGACCGTACTTAATCACGTGACTTTGGGACATTCTCTCCGACCGCAACCCACTCCATGAAAACATCCTCCTATCACCAAAAATAGGAGGGATCCATGGGGAAAAAGGAACCCGAATTCGAAGGCAAATTTACCGGCGTATTCGTCGATGATGAAGATCTCGTCCGCACAGGCAGAGCATGGATGGAAGTCACATCGGGCAACGGTGTCGTGCACATCCCACTGTCCGAAGAGCACCACAAGCTGCGGGAACAAGTTCGCGCTGACGCGGAATCAGCAGCGAGCAATAGAAAAGCCGTCGATGAATCACTGAGAGTCATCAAGGCTGCCGAGTCCACCGTCCTGCCTGCCGCTGAATTGGCTAGAGAATCGCGCCAGCATGCAGAGGCTTCCGCTGATCGTGCTGATGAATCTGAGAAAGCGGCTGCGGTATCGCAGCGTGGGTCATCTGAGATTCTCTCACGAGTGCAGGAATCTCAGAATGCTGTGAAAGCATCGGAGGGAGCCGCTGGATCATCTGCGCGGGAAGCTTCACAGTCGGAGAAGGCTGCTGGCGAGTACGCGGCGCAGGCGGAGGCTTCCGCTGGTGATGCTGCGGAGGCTCAGAAGGCTGCGGAACGAGCACGGGATACAGCACAGAAATCAGAACAGGCCGCTGGCGAGCATGTGAAAACTTCTGCCCAAGCTGCAGAGCAAGCTGCCACGTATGTGCAGGGGGCTAAGGCTGCTGCAGAGCAGGCTCAGGGATTGATGGATTCCGTGGCGTGGGAGGGTGACCGGCTAACCGTCAATGGGCAAAAATCGGGACACCTCACTGGGCCGAAGGGGGATACTGGCCCCAAGGGGGCGGACGGTGTTGTGACGTTTGAAGCTTTGACTCAGCAGCAGAAGGAATCGCTGCGTGGCCCAGCCGGGCCACGTGGCGAAAAAGGCCCTGCCGGTGATACTGGCCCCGCAGGTGTAGCAGGTGCCCGCGGCCCAGTAGGCCCCGCTGGTGATACCGGCAAGCAAGGCCCTGCGGGGGCACAGGGGCCTCGTGGTGACACAGGCCCTATCGGCCCTGCTGGGCCAGCCGGAAAAGACGGATCACTAGCGGAAATCCGTGGAATCAGCGATGTACCAGGCCTCACCGGCGCACTTTTTGAGAAGGCCAGCGCATCGGATGTTTCGGTGCTGCGATCCGAGGTTGCGGCTATAAAAACTCAGATTCCCACTAAGCGGATCGAAGTGGTCTCGTCGCTCCCCTCCTGGCAAGACCCTGATGTGATCTATTTTGAGGAGGCTTAATGACCTCGATGAATGGCATCAAGCGCGTGAGTCATGCGAACCACCGTATCCGTGCCATGTGGCATCAGGGGAAGAAAATCTGGCCCAAGTTCCCTCGTGACATAGCTCCGTGGTGTGGGCTCATCATGGAATCGCATTTGGCTTCACGCCGCCAAGACGTTTTTTGCTCATCGATTCCCGCGGGGCAGAGCACATCGGTGTTGGATTCCAATTGGGAGAATGCCTGCATCGCGTGGGTTTTGATGCGAAGCAGAGCGGAGTTTGCGCTCACACAGGGGCAGCGGAAAGTGTTTTCTGCAGAACGGTCGGATAAGACCTTGACGATTTCTTCAATATCCGTGAACGGCAAGTCGATGTCTGCGGTATTGGACTTGCCGAATTTTGAGCCGGTCGCGGTGAAGCTCACCATGGGAAAGCAATGGTACGGCTACTGGATTCAGGCAGAAGTGTTCAATGCTGCTGGTGTTTCCGTTGCAAAAAAAGATGTTGGCAACGGCGGCGCTTTCACGAAAGGCGAAACCGCCTTCTCCAAGGGTGAGGTCACAGCCACGCAAAATGGAAGCAGCTTCTACGCCTACACGGTTGGGAGCGCTAGTTGGTGGGGGAATCTTGGGGAGAACAGCTGCCTGAAAAACAACATGGCAGTTGAAATTGTCAAGAACAAAGGCGCGTGGCTGTCATCGGCTTTTATCCCTGCGGACGTGCTGTCCATCGCCCTCTATGGTGGCGGTCAGGGCGGACAAGGCGGCGGTGAAATGTCGGGCTGGAGGGGTGAAAAAGGTTCATCTGGTGGAATGATCGTCGCACCTAGTGGCGTGATCGGTGGGGTTCTGACTCCCGGTGCTGGCAGCAGAGGTGGGTCAGGGTATGCAGGTTATTACGGCAATACCGCTAGCCCTGGTGGGGCGACGACTTTAGATTCGCTATCAACAGCTGGCCAAAAAATGAAAAATCACGTCGTTGACGGTCTCATCATTCCAAATTTTGGGCTCGGGGCAGGCGGTGATGGTGGCTCGAAGTCAAGTGACACTTCATCGGGTCACAGTGGATCGGACGGTGCCAATGGCGGGCTGGTAGCTGTCTACCAGTGGAAAAACAAATAGGATAGGAAGAGGATAGAAAATGTCTTTGGATGTTTTGAAAAAAGAAATCACGGAGCTGCCGGATCAGGATTTTGACGTGCTGCTACGGTGGGCTGGTGGCGAGGAATATAATCGTCGCAAGGCGACCCCATTGGTGAATGCAGCTCAGGCTGAGGTGGTGAAAGCCCTGCAAGATGAGGGAAAGCTGACGAAGCCGGATGCGCTCACTGATCCCGAAGCGCTCCCTGAGGATGCGGCGGATGTTCCCGAGTGGGCTGATCCGCACACCGATCATGCGGCGATGTACCGCAAGGGCGACATCGTGCGCATCGAGGAAAAGATCTATCAGTCGCAATTCGATGGTCTGAATCATTGGAAGCCGGGGGCTACCGGCGTGCTGCCAACAATTTGGCTAGACATCACCCCGCTGCCCAAGGTTCTCGATTCACTGGGGCACGAGGTTGAGGCAGGCACTGCGAAGAACCCGATCCCATGGAAAGCGGGAATTGAGCTGCACGAAGGCCAGTTCACCACACACGGCGGGAAGTTGTATCGTGTGACCCGTGACGTGGAGGCACTGGACCCCACCCACACCCCGGATACCCTCATCGGTCATTTCTATGAGGTGGCCACCCCAGAGGAAGAATTCGGTGAGGATGAGGCATGGGAGGATCCTGCCGGCGACATAGAGGATTTTAAGCAGCCGACCGGTGGGCATGATGCCTACCCGTTGGGCAAGCAGGTAGAGTTCGAGGGGCATGTTTATGAGAGTGTCATCGAATCTAATGCTTTCTCTCCAGCCGTGTATCCGGCTGGTTGGAAGAAGATTAGTTAG